AACGGGCAACTTCATCGTCGGCATGGCTGCGGCTGCCGATGCGATCCAGCAAGTCCAGACGGGCGACGACGCAACGGGCGTGATCACATGGCATGCCTACTACGTCCCGCTCGAAGAGGGAGCCTACATGGAGGCGTCGTAACAACGATTCGGGCGAGTTCGGCGGCGGTCGGCATCCCCGCTTGCCGCCGAGCAACCTATAACGGAGGTAGCCGATGACCACCTATATTCGCGGCCTTGCGGGGCAGCTTAACGATATCTTGACGATTCTCGGGACGACCGCGCCGTCCCTGTGGCCGTTCTGGGAGAAGACGGGCCAACTCGTCACGGGCATCGGTTTGGGGGATTTGATACCATCGGAGACCGGCGGTGCAGCGGAGGATCTGGAGCATGACTTCGCGCCCCTATTGCTGCCGTGCGGCCTCTACTCCTACCACTTCCACCCGACCGGCGATCACCACCTAGCTGGCATCGACCACGCCAACTATACGTTTGTGGCGAGCCCCTTCAGCGTCGGCGCGTGGATTCGCCCAAACAAGATAGCCTCAAACACCATCATCGCCAAGTACAGCGCGACCGTGCGCGAGTGGCGCTTCTGGATAGATGCCGCCGGGTTCCTTGACCTGGAACTGTACGACGAGGCGGCTGACACATCGGAGATCGCTGTCAGTACCGCCGCACTGATTCAGGGTCAAGCGCAGTTTGTGGTGGCGACCTACGACGGCACGCCGGCAACGCCAGTCATTTACCTGTACGTCAACGGGGTAGCAGTCAACGATGGGAGTTCAGCTGAGACGGGTGCCTTCGCGGACATGGCGGACTCAGCAACCCCATTGACTGTCGGGTGCTCAGGTGTGACAGCCACCCCCGCCAACGAGTTTCACGGGCGGATCGCCCTACCCTTCATTACGGGCAAGGCATTGACGGCGGCGGAGGTTACGGAACTCTACGGGATCACGGCACCGATGATGGGGATCTGCTAATGAGCGACTTCGGCGGCTATGGGGCAATCCTGAAAGAGGCGCAGGAGATCGCCGCCGAGGAGAAGCGGACCATGCCGCGAGCATGCCCTAACGATGGTCAGCCGCTGGAGTATCACCCGGGTAAAGGTGTGCTGCACTGTAAGTTTTGCGGCTGGACGGCTCCCTGCAGTCCTCAGACGGAGTAACCATGTCAGTAGAGGTGAGAGGTGAACGCTTACGCCGATCTTGCGACCTTCAAGAGCAAGTTGTCAATCGAGAAGTTCGAGGACGACGCGGAACTTCTGCGCCTCTTGGAATCGGCCAGCCGACGCATAGAGGGGATCTGCAACCGGAGTTTCTATGTTGAGACGGCTACGGTCTACGTCAACGGTAATGGTGCCTCGCGTCTGTACCTGCCGCGGCCCTATGAGCTCCTGACCGTTACTTCTGTCCTCGTCGACGACGACGAGGATTACGACTACGACATCGCCCCGGTCGAGAACACCGACTACTGGCTCTGGCCGGACAACACAACCTACAAATGGGCCATCGACCTGCGACCGACCTCAACCGTGTTGACTTCCTGGCCCGCCTACCGCCGCGCCGTCAAGATTGCCGGTCTCTGGGGGTATGAGAATGACACCTACGACAGCGGGACGAACGTGGCTACGGGCGGCATCAGTTCCAGCGCCACGAGTCTGCCGGTCGATAGCCCGACGGCGTTCAGTGTCGGCCACACGCTGCTTGTGGAAAGCGAGCAGATGTACGTCACGGCGGTCGGCACCGCTCTGACCGTTGAGCGTGCTGTGAACGGGACGACAGCCGCGGCGCACGTTGCTACCAAGGACATCTATATCTACCGCTACCCCGATCAGGTCAAGGATGCGTGCCTGTTCGCCGCTCACGCGATGAAAGAGCAGGAGGAATCGCCGATCACCCAAGTCATCGCATCGCCGGAGATGGGGACGCTCACTGTGCCGCGCAGCGTCGACCGGCAACTGGAGGCGATCCTTCAGGGCATCATCCGCCCCCCGGAGTGCATCTGATGGCGACGGGTTCCGTCATCCGCGTCGAGACCATCGGGTTCCAGGCGTTGAGCAGCAAACTCAGCGGAATCAAGTTGCTCGGCCCGCCGGTCCGCAAGATGTTTCAGGAGGCGACAACCGAACTCCAGCGCGACGTTCGTAGTTATGTTCACGTCGACACGGGCAAACTACAGCGCTCAATCGTAAAGACCGTTTCCCGATCGAAGATACCGCTCACGGCGAAGGTCTACTCCCGTCTACACCAGGCGAACCCCATCGAAGCCGGCCGTGGCGCTGGCAAATCCTCGCCACCAAGTTCGGCCCTTGTGGGTTGGGTCCGGCGCCACGGTTTCGGCGCGGGTGTCCGCCAGAGCGTCAAGACGCAGCGCTACAGCCGCGCCGGGGGCGCACAGACGGTGGAGCAAGCGGCTTTCTTGCTGGCACGGTCGATAGGACGCAAGGGGATCCGGGCTGAGCGCATGTTTAAGCAGGCCGCGACGACTTTCAAGGGCAAGATGGATCGCTATATCAGCCAAGCAGCGCACGATATCGAAGCGGAGTGGGGCAAGAGATGAGGACGCCGAGAGAGATCCGGGAAGGGCTGGCAGTGAACCTCAACACCATCGACGGGTTACGGGTCTATCCCAAGGTTCCCGAGAAGGTCAACGAGCTCCCCGCCGCCGTCATCATGCCCGAGAGTGGCACCTATGACCTCAGTTGGTCGGAGAAGAACAACCATTTGGTGCGCGTCCAGATCTTCGTGAAACTGGGCGATCTGGCATCTGCGGAGCAGGCCATCGATCCCTACTTTGAGAGTGTGCCCGATGCAGTGAATACTGACCCGACCCTAGACGGGAATGCGGACTCGGCGCGGGTACTGCGCTATGAGGAGTACGGCATAAAGGCGGCACCGGGTTCGCTGGAGCCGAATACGCTCGGCGTCGACTTCCTGGTGGAGGTGATCGCGTGAGACCAGAGGTTACGGAGTGGGTCCGGGGTATCGTCGCCGAGTATCGGCCGCAACCCGTCGTCCTTGAGGTTGGATCGCGCAACATCAACGGCTCGGTCCGGCCGTTGTTCCCTAAGCCCTACAAAGGCTTGGACATGGAGCCGGGGCCCGGTGTCGATGTGGTAGACGACATACTGACCGTTGAGGGACTTGAGGGATTCAACACTGTCGTCTGTTGCGAGACCCTGGAGCATATCACCGAACCCTGGACGGCCATCGAGCGCATGTACGCAGCGTTGGACCCAGGCGGGCTAGTCATCCTGACCACTGTGTTCTCTTTCCCGATCCACGAATGCCCGGAGGACTTCTGGCGGTTCACCCCTGACGGACTCCGCTATCTTCTGGAGCGGGCGGGCTTCTATGAGATCCGCATCGATAGCCAAGGCGAGGGGCCGGTCGGTGTGTTTGCCGTAGGGAGGAAGCCATGATTGACGAGCTCTACGAATCCCGCTGTCAGCAACCGAGCGACATCAGCGAACTCATGCCGGTACTGCGTTACTTCGCAAGCCTCTGTGAATCGGTAACGGAGTTCGGCGTCCGCGGCGGGAACTCCACCGTGGCGTTCCTGGCCGGTCGCCCGAAGACGATGGTCAGCATCGACATTGAGGACGGCGACCCGGACTTTGCGGCTGTCGATGCGGCTATCGGGCGACAGGACTTCAAGTTTATTAAGGCCGATGTGCTGGAGACCGACATCAAACCCACGGACTTGCTCTTCATCGACACCGATCCTCACACCAATGGGCAACTCAGGGTCGAACTTGCGCGGCACGCCGACAACGTGAAGCGCTACATCATCCTCCACGACACCGAAATCTTCGGGGCGGAGTTGAACCCAGCCATCGAGGAGTTCTTGGCGGCGCACACGGAATGGCGGGAGATCCTGCGTCTGCGGAATTGTAACGGGCTCACGGTATTGGAGAGGGTGGCCGAATGAAGGTTCTCGTTGTCGGCCCCGCTGCCTACTTCTCGACCTGGGATGTGTATGAGGGACACCTGGCAGGGTTCCGCGCTAACGGCTGTGAAGTCTTCGCCTTCGATTATGGGAAATGGCTGCGCGCCTTCGGGGAGTTCTCCAATTGGATGAAGCGGCGCCGGAAGATTGACCTGAGCGAGAAGATATACGTCATGGGGAGCGAGAGTATCTATGTCGCCGCTCGTGTCCACGAAGTTGACCTTGTGTGGATGGTAGCGCCGATGCACGTCCACCCGGCGATCCTCGGCCTCATGCTGCGCGACGGGATAAAGACAGCGGGGTACATGACAGAATGCCCGTATGAGGACGATATCTGGGTGAAGCGAGCACCTTTGTTCACTTACTGCTTTCTAAATGACAAGAATAGCGTCGACCTCTTCCGTCAGGTAAACCCACGTTCGTTCTATATGGGCCACGCCTTTGATCCCAATCGGCATTGCCCGCAAGCGTGTGAGGCAGACATGGACGTGACATTCGTAGGGACAGGCTTCCCTGCTCGGCGGAGGTTCTTTGAGGCGGTTGATTGGGAAGGTGTCGACCTTCGGCTATATGGCTACTGGGCGAAGACGCCGAAGGGATCAAGTCTATGGTCATATCTCACGTCGTGCATTCTGGCCAACGAGGAGACGGTGGATATCTACCGCCGCTCGCGCATCGGCCTCCAACTCCACCGCAAGGACAAGTGGTATGGACACAAGGGGACCTGCGAGGAATCCGCCCACAGCCTGGGGCCACGTTCCTACGAGCTCGCGGCCAGCGGCGTCTTCCAGGTGAGCGACGAACGCCCCGAGCTGCACGAGGTCTTCGACGGATCGGTGCCCACCTTCAGCACGCCGGCGGAATTGGAGCGGCTGGTGCGGCAGTACCTAGCAGACCCAGGGGCACGCCGGGAGCTGGCCGAGAGGCAGCGCCAGGCCGTGCAGCCCTACACATTCGAGAATCGAATCAAGCAAGCGTTGGAACTCATAGCGTAAAGGAGGTGGCGAGATGGCCACAAAAGCAGCAAGGAATCAGATACTCTACGCCGGAGCCTCGGTCGCTACCCCCGTAGCGGAGGGCCGTGGCTTCAAGATCAGTGTGCCCCAGGACTGGCTTGAGGACACATCTTGGGGGGACACCAACAAGACCTACATGGCCGGTTTGCGGGACTTCAAGGGGAACCTGACCAAGTGGTACGACGATGCGGCCTTCATCCTTGAGGACGCGGCCAACGCAGCGACCCTACTGAAGTTCTACTGGTATCCCGATCGCGCAGCGACCGGCGACTACTGGTACTGGTCAGGCTACGCGGGCCTCACCGACCAGGGCGGCGACATCACGGCCTTGATCGACGAGACCTACGACATCATGGCCAGCGGTGCCGCGACGCACAAGCACGCATAGGGGGTAACTCGTGAGTCTATTAGTAGAACGGCGCACTGAGCGCATCGATCTCGGCGACGGTGATTGGGTAGAGGTTCGCGTCAGTCTGTCGACTAAGGAAGCCCTACTGGTGCAGGAGCTTCAGGGCAAGTCCCTCAGTGAGGGAACGTTTGGCATCCTGGAACTCTTGCTAGTGGCTTGGAGTGATGAAGCCCCCCTGACGCGGGAGAACATCGAGGAACTGAAGCCCAAGAAGACGGAGGAGATATTGGCTCGCCTCAAAGACGTAATCGTCTCACCGGACCCAAAAGCCTCCTCATCGCCCTTGACAAGTACATCGAGGGCGAAGGGGAACCGCCGTATGAGGAGGTCCTGAGCGGGCTATGTGCTGAGTTTGAGTGCTTACCTAGCGAGATAGAGCATGAGGATTGGGCCACCGTGAGCGCGATCATGCACTGCCGGGGATACCGGCGGGCGGTCGCTGCCTATGAGGGAGGCCCGATCACCCAGAAGCAGACCGACTTGTTGAACACGGTAGACACCTGGCGGAGGGAAGAGGATGGCATCTAGTCAATTACAGATTCTCCTGAAGTTGACGGATACAGCCTCAGGCGGTCTAGCAAACGCTGGTAAACAAGTAGATACACTGGGGTCTAAGTTCTCTAGCCTTGGCAAGACTGCTGCTATCGGCCTCGGCATTTTAGGCGTTGCTGCTAGTGGGGCCATTGCTGCGATAGGTCTAAACTTCGACAGTATGCGCCAGCAGGCCCAGATC